ACAGGTGCGAAGATAAACCAGCAATACAAATGAACGTTCGTGTTGACCAAAATCTCCGTCAAAAGATTGTCGAGCTGGCTCGCAACCGTCACACGTCCGTATCGTCATTGGTTCGTGAAGGGTTACTTCTACTCTTACGTGGTCACCGTCTATGAAAAACGTAACCATCACCATCAAACTCAAAGCCGACTACGTGCTGGACGACGACGAGTACGTGGACGTATCCAGCGCAATAGCCGACGACCTACTAACTATCATAGAGCCAATAGCCGACAAGCTGGCGTTGGACTGTGACCACAACATCAACTACCAAGACCTACCCATCCCATGCAAGATGATATAATCAACCCGAACGACCCAGAACACGTTGAGGCGTTTCATCGTGTGCTAACAGCATACGTGGACACGAACCGTACACTTGAACGTATCCTTAAAATCTTGTCTCGCAAGGGCTTCAAGACGTTTGAGGAAGTTAAGACAATCGTTAAGGAAAACACACCTGAGTGAAGGACATAGACTTACGTAGTGATGATGGCCACGCCACCGTTGTTTGTGCTTTTTTAGTGGAAGCTATAGTTAGTTTAAATTGGACTACACCCAAACAACAACAGCTTATCAAAAAGTACATGATGAGTGATACGTATATTGATGACACAAACGATAGCGGTTCAATCATAAGTAAAGCTGTCATTCAGTATATCGACCGTGAACTGTCCTGACTGCAACGGCAAGCTCCGCATCACCGACACTCGATCAAGCGATTACGTGACCAGAAAGCACATCTGCTCAACCATTGCGTATGAAGAAGGCGGTAGTAACTGCGTTGGACGCATACGTGAGTGTGTTGAGTGTGGTGTGCGGTACGTGTCGGTGGAGACATTGGAAACACGACTAATAAAAAGAACTGAACAAAAACCTTGGGACGAGTAGTCCCACCAGAAAACAATGAAAATAAATGTAACTAAAACCATGCTCGAAAAGAGCATCTGCGACTGCAACCAGTCTGTACGTGACTACCTACGTACCAAGAACATCATCGACTACAGCAAGCTTGAACTAGGGGAACGTCACACCTTTCCAGCCACGTTAAAGGTACGTGGTCAGAAAGCACAGGACTGTGTTGTTTCCTGTTACCGTGCCAACGGACGTGGCGATAAACGTATCTGGGTAACGAAGGTCCGCAAGTTTGCCGAGCAAGGTGACGTGCTGACGTTCTCCGTTCGTAAAGGTCACCTTCACGTTAAACTGTCATGACGCGCATGGACGGATTTGACGACTGCATTGTCGGAGTAGCGGAGCAGTACGGACGACCCTCTGTGCTGTGCTACTCCGTCGAGAAGGTCGTAAATAAACTGATGGCAGACGGCATGACTGAAGAAGAAGCTGTGGACTACCACCGATTTAACCAAGCATGTGCATACGTGGGCGAAACAACACCCGCATTTCTGCACCCATATACTGATGAGTAAAGAACAAGAACCACCACAAGAACGAACCAAAATCTTCAACAAGTCTGTCCTGTGGAAGCAGGATAGTGTCCACCATTGCTGGGCCGAAACAAAAGCTATGGTGGATGCTGGGTACAAAGCTTTTTTCGAGAGGCGTGGCATGACTCCACCCAACGAACTGAGACGGTCTTGGTTTGAGCGTGGCAAATAGCCATAAATTTTACGGATGTTAAAAACGTACCTATCTATTATGAAAACGCCACTACAAGGAGAGACGAGTGCTTACACACCAGCAAGTTATACCATACCTAGACACTTACGTGTTCGCCTTCACACACGGAGAAACGAACAACGTGAGCAGGTATTGCCGTGTGTCGCTATGCCACCGTCTCGTCGCTCACGTCCTGCTCCTGCATCACTACCAGAAAGGCCCGTTGCCGTCAGTCAAGTCGATGATCCTGACGCTACGGTTTTCGGAGGAGACGATCAGACGGGCGGTGAAGGACGGCATAAAGACAGGCGTTATCCAAGAAGTACGTGGACAGGACAGACGAAAGAAGTACGTGGTCGCTTCTACGCTACTTGTTGAAGTGTTTGAATCTATGCATGTAGAATCAACGGACGACCAACAAAACAAGGAAAGGAACGATGAACCAACAGATAAACGGACACATACGTCCAAAAGGAAAACGCTTTCTAGCGGACATAACGCTGGACAGCGGCAAACGACTACGTCCCAGCTTCAAGACATGGGACGAAGCAGATCGGTGGTTAGCGCAGGTGAACGACCGCATGGTACGGGGACTGCCCATCGAACGGATGGTGCAGGACGTGTCACCCACGGTCATCACCTTGCGAAAGGCAGCGGAAGAAACGCTTGATCGCCATTGGAAAGGTGTAAAGAGTGAACTGACGTTGTGGCGTAACGCAAAGGACGTGTTCATGCGTCTTGGTCCCAACCTTCCCGTTCGTGACATTGATGAGTCAGCTATTGATGAGCTGGTGTACGAACTGGAACGTGACGGCAAGAGCAACGGCACGATCAACCGTAAGTTAGCAGCGTTATCAAAGATACTGCGTCACAGCTACAGACGTGGCTACATCAAGAGACTGCCTAGCATCGAACGTAAACGTGAGTCACAAGGACGGTTACGTTGGTTACAGGACCATGAAGAACCAATCCTGTTGGACTGCTTTAGTCAGCTTGAACGGTATGCCATGCGTGACTTTGTGATGGTGTTGATCGACACAGGACTACGCACAGGTGAGTTGTTAAAGCTTACGTGGGCAGACGTTGACCAAGACCAAGAAGTTGTACGGCTGTGGGAAACAAAAAACGGACAGGCTCGTTCAATACCTGTGACCCAACGTGCAATGGAAGCTTTGCTCAGGCAGCAGGGCAACCATGAGGTACGTGTCTTCACGTTCACGCAGGACGCATTTAGTAATGTGTGGAAACGTGTCCGCGAAATGATGGGTATGCTGGACGATCAGAACTTCGTACCGCACATGCTCAGACATACGTGTGCGTCTCGTTTAATACAACGTGGCGTGGACCTGCGTGTGGTTAAAGAATGGATGGGTCATACGTCTATCCAGACCACGTTACGGTACGCTCACCTCGCACCAAAGAACCTGTTCACAGCGCGTGAAGTGCTTGAACCAAATCGTGCCAAAACCGTGCCGAATCTGGCACAAATGGCACAATAGTTTGGCACGCAGTCGGATGGCACAACCGTTGACATTTCTTTTATTCCTTTTAAAACAAAGCACTACCCAAAGCGGGCGTGGTGAAATTGGTAAACACAAGGGATTTAAAAGACTAATCACTGAGTGCCGTCCGACTGCTGCCAGCCTAAATCATTCATTTAAAACAATTACTTGCTTGACATTAAATCTGTCGTGTCCTGTGTATGTATTCACGACAGTGCCAGTGTCGTGCCAGAAACAACGATGAAACAGGATGACTTAAACCGTGAAATGGTGACGGGTGGAATTGCTCGCTACCGTGGCAAGAACCAGTCAGCACAGGAGCGTGGTAAGGAGACGGACGCTGCCTACGGACAACGGTTGATGCGAGCCACCCTTCCTGATTTATACAACGAAGTACGCAAGACGTTCACCTACCACAAGAAGAACAACCAGAGTGTACCTAAGTGGTTGCCCCTGATCTGGGACATACCGCCTAAGACTGTCTCCTTCCTTGCACTCAAGGTTGTGTTGGACAGCATCAGCCACCAGCAGACCATCGTTAAAAGCAGCATTGCTATTGGGTCAGCGTTGGAAGACGAAGCACGTTACAACTGGCTCAAGGTAAACCACCCTGACATTTTTAAGTATGCTGCCAAGGACGTAGAGAAAGCCAAGAAGCGTAGCTACAACAGGATACGTAATGCTTTCCTTCGCCATGAAGTAGGTGAGGCTAAGAAGGGTAACATTGAGAAGTTCCAGACGTGGGGCAAACGTCAGAAGATTCTTATTGGTACGTGGTTGTTGGAAACAATACGCAAGGCCACACACTTTATTCAGTTCACCATCATTCAACAGACAGGCAAGACCGTCCGTTATGTGTCGGCTACCGACGAACTGTTTGAATGGATACGTGCGTTCAACGAAGACCGCGAAGCACTTACTCCTTTATGGTTACCAATGGTGGATAAACCCAGACCTTGGACCAGCCTTTGGCAAGGTGGCTATCCAGACGACCACGACATACCAGCACTGACATTTATTAAGTCCTACGACATGGACTATCTACGTTCTGTCGATTGGGACAGCATGTCCACCGTTACCAATGCGGTGAACCACCTGCAAGAAACACCTTGGACCGTGAACGATAAGGTTCTGAAGGTCATGCGGTGGGCATGGGACAACGACAAAGTCATAGGTGACATGCCAAAGCGTACCGACTACGAAGCACCACCGTGGCCAGGTGAAGCTGCTGAAAAGGACGAAGAGATTAAACGTGAGTGGTCACGCAAGGTCGGCAAGCTTTATAACTTAAACCTTTCACTGCGCTCCCAACGTCTTCAGACAATCAAAACAATACATCTAGCTGAGAAGTATGTTGGGACGCAGTTTTACTTTCCTTATCAGGTGGACTTTCGGGGGAGAGTCTATCCTGTACCGTACTACCTGTCTCCACAGGGTACGGACCTAGCAAAGTCCCTGTTGTTGTTTTCTGAGAGTGAAACAATATGGGACTTTAAGCGTGATGCGAAGTGGTTGGCAATACATGGGGCCAACTGCTTCGGCAAAGACAAACTCTCACTCGAACAACGTGTCAAATGGGTTACTGACAAGCGGAACGATATACACGCTGTCTGTTGCGACCCACAGGGTAACGACTGGTGGCAAGCAGCCGACAAGCCGTGGCAGTTTCTAGCGTTTTGTTTCGAGTGGGGTGATATGATGGCAGCGGGTGGTGTTGGTTTTAAGACTCGCCTACCTTGCGCTATGGACGCATCGAACAACGGCATACAGATTCTTTCCTTGTTGAGTCGGGATGAAGTTGGCGGTGCAGCCACTAACGTGAGTCAAACCAGCATCCCCGCTGACCTGTATGAAGCGGTAGCAGAACGTGTGCGCCAACGTCTCAGGGAAGACGGTAGTCCTGTTGCCCTGACGTGGTTGGACTTTGGCATTACACGCAAGACCTGCAAACGTCCCGTCATGGTCAAGCCCTATGGG